CCCATGCTGGGATGGTTATCAGCAGTACGGAATGAAGAAAAAGAACGGCAAAGAAGTCCCAAACTGCGTTCCTGAAGAAACTGAAGACCTCGAAGAAGCAGAATATCAGGGTCGTGACGTTCCTCTTAATAAGCCTATGAAAGGTGATGTTAAGAAGTCAAAGGTCTATGTAAAAGATCCACAGACAGGGAACGTAAAGAAAGTTAACTTTGGTGATCCTAACATGTCGATCAAAAAGAACGACCCTGAGCGCCGCAAATCGTTTAGAGCGAGACACAACTGCGATGAACCAGGACCTAAAACAAAAGCAAGATACTGGTCTTGTCGTGCTTGGTAACTAAGGAGTAGCAATGAAAGTAGAGACAATCAAACATCTTATGGAGATGAAAAAGAAAAAAGCTACCGAGGCAATCATTCAGAGATCGGGTGATACCAAAGTAGGTAATCCTGTAGCTGAAGCTAAAGCAACTTACTGTGGTCGTTGTGGAACTACTCATGTTCCTCCATCACAAGGTGGCACATGCCCGGCTTTGAAGAAAGAAGAGACTGAACAGATTGACGAGCTGACTAAAGACACACTACAGCGATACGCCGATAAAGCTACCGCTGATCACGGCCACCAAAACATGGCTCGTCGCAACACAACTGGCGATGCACAAAAAGAGTTTGCTCGTAGAGAAAAGAATCGTCAAAAAGGAATCAGTCGTGCATACGATCGCTTGTATCCTCAGAATGAAGAGACTGAACTGGAAGAAGGTCATCAAGTAGTTGCTAAGACTAAAGAAGGTGAAACGATGAAATCTGCTGTGTATCCAACAAAGAAGCAAGCGATGGATATGCACTATAAGATGGCCAAGAATAATAAGTATACAAAAGTAGATACCGTAAAGGTTGACGACAAAAAAGGAACCAATATGTCAATGGAACAATACCTTGCCGCGATTGACGGCAAAACAAACTTCAGCGATGTTGTCTATGAAAAGACACTAACAGCAGCTGAAAAGAAAAAGCGCGAAGAGATTGCTCAAGCAATGGAGCGTGAGAATCCAGGAATGGATATGAGCAAGAAGATGGCCATTGCTACTGCTCAAGCCAAGAAGGTTGCTGAGGAAACTGAAGAGTTGAATGAAAAAGCTCACACAGTACCAAAGACAGCTAAAGAAAAGGATCTAGCTAAACTTGCTCCTCCACATGATAAAATCACTCACGCCGATGTAATGGTTGGTCGTGGGGTTAAGAAAGAGGAAGCCGGCGCAAGCAAAAAAGCTGAGGACAAATTTCATACACAGCTTGATAAGCTAATGCACAAGACATTTGGTCACTCTCCTGATGAAAAGAAAATGAAGAAGGAAGAAGTTGAGCAGATTGATGAGGTTTCGGGCACTGGCACACATTACACGCTTGGTAATAAAATAGACAAAGACCACGTCTACAGAGTGCATATTTCCAAAGATAAAGGTAAAACGTGGGATAGCCATCCAGATGATGTATATCATTCTTTAGGAGACGCTAAAGTTGTCGCCAATAACATGACAAGAACATCATATGGACAAAAGAAGTCAAAAATCACTAGACATCCAAGACCAAAAATGAGTGGTCCAGTTGGAAAGCTACCTGAATCTTTTGAATATGAAGAAGTTGAACTATCAGAATCTCACTTTAGCCTTGGTGATAAAGTTGAGTGCATCAAGAGCGGCATGACTGGTACTGTTACTAAGCTAGACAAGCCACATGGTGAAGGTGATGATAAGTACTACACCGTTAAGCGTAATGACGGTAAAGAGATGAAGTATGCTCCTAATGAGTTGAGACTCGTTAAAGAAGATCTCGATGAAGCAATGATTTCGTACAGCGATTTTATGGATAAGATTGCAATGCACCGCAAAGCAGGCAACAAAGTTGTTGACCATAAATACTCTAGTGGAAAAGCGCATTACACGACTGTCGATAACGAAGGTCATGGACGCAAAGTCACTCACACTCCTTCTGGTCAGAAGGTAGAGAAACTTGGCAAGATGAGTGGTGAAGATGATGAAGCAGCAGAAGTTAAACCAACAGAAAAACGCGGCCGTGGACGTCCAGCTGGATCGAAGTCGGGCGGAAAATACAAATAAGGAGAATCTAAAATGGCACTTTGGGGCAAAGTAGATAACGAGGCTAGCAAGCCAAAATATTTGAGCGATGATCTAAGAAACGATCAATCAGTTTCGGACAAAGATGCAACGCTTGGTGTTGATGTGTCTGAAGCTCAGACAGCAGCTAACATCGCTAAGGGTATCAAGACACCTGGTTGGACTGAGTATCGCACATACACCGACACTCATGGTAACACACGTAACAAGGCTGAAGTTCTTGTTGCTTTTGGTGGCGACTTTACTGGCGGTGATAATGACACGATCGATCCAGATCCAGTTATTACTATCGACACACAACCATCAGCTGCATCTGTAACATCACCAGATCCTGCAACATTTACTGTTGAAGCATCTATTACACGTGGTGCTGCTATTTCTTACCAGTGGGAAGTCTCTACAGACTCAGGCTCATCATGGGAAGAAATTGACGGTGCAACAACGGATGAATTGGTTGTTGAAAGTACTGCTGATGAATACGTCGATGCAAATGAATTCCGTGTCGTTGTAAGTGCAGTGGGTGCAACAGCAGTTACATCTAACGCAGTAGCCTTGACAATTACAGTATAACATTAGAGAGGGGGTAACCCCCTCTTCTTTGAGATGATTGAACAACCTATTAATGAGAATAACTTCCTCTTGATTGCTATGCATCATTACGACAACTCGCAGTGCACATCCATAGCAGAATTTGAGGAAGACTTAAAGCGATTTGGTTATTTGAAAAAACTCTTCAGTCGTTACAAAGACAATAACGATCTGAAAGAAAGGTTGATTCTTAATCACATCATTGTGTTACATAACCTCTTTGGTATTGTAACAATTGAAATGCTGTTTTTCAAAATGGATGAAGATTACTGGGACGTGCTAGCCACGTTCCTGGTATATCTTGAACTTATGCCGGACGAGATTCCGGAGTTTGGGATCAAGTTGGATGAGATGCAGTTAGATCAACACGTACTCAACACGCTGAGGAACATTTAATGTCACAAGTAGTTGACAACCTTATTGCTTATCGCGTTCTTTCAATGCTGGTAAAGCCTTTTCCAGAAACAAAGGCTTTTGAACTAGGTATCATTGACGATAAAGGTAACAACCTTATCAAAGCTCGTGAACTTAAAACGGCTGAGCAGAAAGCTGCTTATAACTACCTAACAAGGCTTGTGTTCAACTTAAAGAGATTGTTGAATAAACTACCTGGCGGTGAGTCTAAGCTAAAAAATATCGTAGCTGCAATGTTTCTTTTAAGAGAAGCGTACGAGAGAAGAAGTACATCAGTTGACGAAAGTGAACTAACCCGAATTTTGGGTATGTTGGATGAGGGCGTAGTGTTTGTTGAAGAACAGTTGCTTGTTGAAGAATTTTTCTCTTTGCAAGAAGATGCACCCGCTAATGTAACAGGAGCTGCTGTTTCTACTGACCAGCCAGTCATCCGTAAGCGTAAGCCTCGCAGGTTTGCTAAGTTTGTAGTAAATGATGAAGTGTTCAATAAATTCTCAGACGGCAAAGCTAAGTTTCGCAAATGGGCTAGCTATCTAAACCTTGAAGACGAGGGTCAGCAACAGATATATAATTTTGCAAAGAAACATCCTAACGGTGTTATTGTTTTGCAAAATGGTCAGCAGACTAAAGCTATTAGATTTAATCCTAACGGCGGGGGATCTTGGTCGAAGATCAAAAGGCCAGCAAAGCAAGTTAACAATGAGATTATATGATACCCTTACTCCTAAAGAATAGAGCTCTTGTAGTTGCTATTGCCATCACTCTTTTAGTGTTGGCTGGAGTTGGTGTGTACATGAAAGGTAGATCAGATGGAGTGGCCCTAACGGAAGCTAAGGTTGCTCAAGAGAAGATGGAATGGGAAAGGCAGGTTGCTGAACTCCAAGCGCGCCATAGAGAAGATGTGATAGCAATTGTCTCTCAATATGATCAAACAGTATCTGAGTATAGAGAAGAGATTGAGAACCTAACAAACAACCCTAAAGTTGTCGAGAAGTATATAAACAGGTACGTTCCTGTAGAAACACAGTGTGCAATTCCTCAAGGGTTTGTAGAGTTACACGACAAAGCAGCAGAAGGTCAATCTCTAAGTAACGATCCTGTTAATCCAGGAGAGATTACCGACAAGACCCTTTCTCAAGTTGGTCGCACTGTTGCTGAGAACTACTACCAGTGCAATGAGATTAGAGCTCGCCTAGAAGCTCTTCAACAGGTTGTAAAGAAATATCAAGAACAACAGCAGGAGTTACTGCAATGAAGCTCTTAGCTGTTTTGATCACCTCTTTGGTGCTTGCCGGATGCGCAACTACAGATGTAGTCAGCAAAGACCAGCTAATCCTTAAAGTGCCAGACCAACTCTTAGTTCCTCCTGCACCTCTAAAGAAGCTATAATACATACTTCCCAACGGACATACTGATTGTCTGACAAGCTATATCACCAAGTCAACTTTATTTTTAGTGTTGAATCTTTTCATCGCTTGCTGTATCATTGACTATATTATTATGAGGTGAATGATGTTATATACTGATGTTAAGTTTGCAAATGTTCTTGCTCCAAGGCTGCGCAACTACAAACGCAAAGGTGAGTACTTGTGGAACTTTTCGTGTGTTGTTTGTGGCGATTCTTCTAAGAACAAACTAAAGGCGAGGGGTTACATCTACAAAGTAAAGATGGGGCTCTTTGTTAAGTGTCACAACTGTGGATATAGCGCATCCTTAGGTACCTTCATCAAATACGTTGATCCGAATCTTTATCAGGAATATGTAATGGAGAACTACAAAGAAGGTGGTGCTCCTCGTACTTCACATAAGAGCACAGATGTTGCTATTCCGGAAATCCTCAAGGCTCCAGAGCTTACAGATTCGATTCTCGATCCAATCAAGAGACTTGATTCGCTTCCTATCGACCACCCTGCAGTTAAGTATGTGTTAAGTAGAAAGATTCCAAGCAAATTCTTTCATCTACTTTACTACGCTCCCAAGTTTAAAAAGTATGTTAATACAGTCGTTCCAGACAAGTTTAACATCACAGTTGATGAACACCCTCGACTAATTATTCCTTACTTCAATAGACACGGAAAGTGTTTTGCTTTTCAAGGCAGAGCGTTTGGTAAAGAAGAACCAAAGTACTACACTATAAAGGTTGATGATAATGAAGAAAAAATATTTGGACTTGATCGCATAAACTACGCAAAGCGCATCTATATACTAGAGGGTCCACTAGACTCACTTTTTATTCCCAACGCAATAGCCGTGTCGGGATCATCTTTTGGTTCACCTACAGTAGAAGCATTGAAGACCAATGCAACTGTAGTGTACGATAACGAACCTCGATCAAAAGATTTAACAAAACTGATCAAGAAAACAATTGATCAGGGCTTTTCTGTCTGCCTTTGGCCTGAAGCTGTTGCCGAGAAGGATGTGAACGAGATGGTGATGGCAGGAAAGACACAAGAAGAAATTTTGTCTATCATTGACGAAAACACTTATAATGGAGCTGAAGCAAAGCTACGATTTGCAACATGGAGAAAATGTGAATGAAATATACAGCCACAACAATAGTCGAATTGACAATACAAGACAGTGTGTATAGATTGACTAGAGAACAAGCAGAGATGGTATACAACGCTCTAGGTAACGCTCTTGGAAAGACTGCTTCGATCCAATATCCAACCGGAGTAAGAGGAGTGGGTAAGGATGTTCCTGTAGATTGGGAATACCCCTACAAAATTACAGGGAGTGAGATGTGATTTTGTTTGTTGATTGTGAGTTTAATGATTTCAAGGGTGAACTTATTTCGATGGCCCTTGTAGCAGAAGACGGAAGAGAATTCTATGAGGTATTGGAGTGCAAAAATCCTAGCGAATGGGTCAAGGAGAATGTCCTTCCAATACTAAATAAGAGTCCCGTTAGTTTTGAAGTGTTCCAAACAAACTTACAAAATTTTCTTTGTCAGTTTGATGATGTACACATCATCGCTGACTGGCCGGAGGACATTAAGCACTTTTGTGAATCTTTAATCACAGATCCTGGAATGATGTTAAATACTCCACCCCTCCATATGTCTGTGTTTAGAATTCGTGCTGACTCAGATCTTCCACATAATGCTTTGAGTGATGCTAGAGGTATAGCAAGACTTTATAAGGATGTTAATAATGTGAATTTATAAATAGCTCTCGTATGGAGTCCAATGTCAAGGAGAGCAAATGAGAACCAATTATCGTAAGGTGTGGGAACGCTATCATAATCGTAAGATACCAGCCGGCTATGAGATTCACCACATAGACGGCAATTATTCTAACAATAATATAGAGAATTTGCAGTTAGTAACTATTGAAGAGCATTTGAGGATACATGAGGCTCAAGAAGACTGGGGCGCGGTTCAGTCTATTCTCATGAGAATGGATAATCCGGAAAATATAAGCGAGGTTGCTAGAAAGGCTCAATTGCAACGGTTGGCAGAGGGGAGACACAATTTTCAAGCTATGTCACCAGAGCGTAAAAAGGAAGTATCTTCTGAAGCGGGCTGTTATAATAGAGACATGAAGATTGGTATACATGCAATTAACGCCGATCCCGAACTAGCACGAGAAAACGGAAGACGAGGGGGACTAGCATCTAAAGAAAAACAAGCGGGATTTTTAAATATAGACTCCCCAAACCATGGAAGTAAAGCTGTAAAAAACACACACTGGTGGATTAATCAAGATGGAAATCGAAAGCGCAGCAAAGACTGTCCTGGAGAAGGGTGGGTTAGAGGTACTAAATTAAAGGAAACATCATGAAAGTAAGATTGATTAGCTATAGCCAGCCTTCACCTGATCTGTATCAAGAAGGCATAAAAGACGTTCAGGATCTTGTTGCGTTCTGTGCAAGGGTCTCTAATCCAGCAAACCAATATAATACTGAGACGGCTGAACGCCTCATCAACTACTTGATTAAACACTCACACTGGAGCCCTTTAGAATTAGCGAGTGCATGTATGGAAATTGAAACAACTCGTGACATTGCAAGACAAATTTTACGCCACCGCTCTTTTTCTTTTCAAGAGTTCTCACAGCGATATGCTGATCCGACCAAGGATCTAAAGTTTGTGATTCGTGAGACTCGTTTCCAAGACCCAGACAACCGTCAGAACTCAATTGAACCAGAAGCCACTATTGGTCACGCTATGGTTGATGAAGAATGGAGAAATCTTCAACGTGAAGTAATCATGAAAGCTCAAGACGTGTATGACTGGGCAGTAAATAGAGGGATTGCAAAAGAGCAGGCAAGAGCTGTTCTCCCAGAAGGGCTTACAGTTTCAAGAATGTATATGAACGGAACACTTCGCTCATGGATACATTTCATCCAATTGCGTTCAGCAAATGGAACTCAAAAAGAGCATATGATGATTGCACGTGAGTGTGCTAAAGTAATTTCGGAAATCTTTCC